AATAAAAAAGATTATATAAAATGAATCATAATCAATCCGAGCAAGGAATTACCGGGATAGACGAATTACTACGGCTAGGTACTAGTGGTTCTGATATGGATAATTCTACTGTAGATTCCATAATGGCTGAGATCTCACAGGAAAAAAAGAATGAAGAATTAGTACAGGCAACTCAGCAGCAACAACAGAATAACCAACACCACATACAACAACAAGAACAACACAGACAGATGAACGCCCATATCCAATCACAGCAATTAGCAATAGAAAATCTAGTTAAACAGAATAAGTATAAAGATAATATATTAAGTCAGTTAAAAAATAATAATAATGATAATAATGATAATAATGATAAATTAGATGATAAAATAAGTACTAAATATGATTTACTATCTGAATTTAAACCTACATTAATACTATTCTCTATAATTATAGTACTTACACTACCAGTTATAAATAATTTAATTTGCAAATCAATTGGGATCGAGGCAGACAATACAATTTTTAGTATTTTGAGATGTTTTATAATATCTGTAATATTCTTTTTAATAAATAAATTTATATAAATTTATATATAAGCATGAGATAAATGTCCTCCCATGATGTAAAAAAATCGTATGTTTTCTGTATATATACGTATATAATTACTATTAGGGTTGGGCTTTATAAGTATTTCTGTATTCGCAGATAAATGCCCATTAGGCTGACTTTGGTCTAAGGGGTCCAAACAGAAAGTGTGAACTCCTATACTGTCCCAATAACCATATGCTTTAATGTGATCGTTTTGAGGTGATATCAATTGTCTTCCAAAACCAGGATAACCAGCTCTATAGATATTATGTTTCGTATAAATATCTAGATTATGCTTTTTTTCAGATAATTCGTATACATTGTCACCATTAATTTTGAAAAGTATATCATTTGTATTTTTCGAGATAGAGTATGGGGTGCTAATGGTCATCGATGCTGATCGGTCAGCTGTGGATCTCCCTTGAGTACCAATAAAAAAAATTTGGCGAATAGGATAATGTAATCGTGTAGACCCTGTATAATTGTATTCGGAAATATCATAATATATATAATGTTCTGTGTAATTAATAATTCTATGTCTTTCTTCATCTGATAGATTTACGTATTCAATATTAAGATTACTTTCTAATTTACCTAATGTGTTCGCACTTGGATTCAACGCAGCGGGTTTGCTAAATTCCAACCAAGGATTATACTGAACAATTAATTCTGTAGTATGGTTATTAATTGCTAATATAGGAAATGCGTTCCCATACGATCTACTAAAGTAGAAATTTGGATAAGTATAAAAAGTGTCCGTATCACCATTACTGTTCATAAATGAACCTGATACGCCACCAGAAAAAGTATTGATATTATAGTGAGAACCAGTGTTACATGTTAAAGGTCCATTATCATTTCCAGTCATAATTGGTGGTACGGATGAACCAGAAAAAAGACTAGGCACATATGGGTTCTCAAGTTCAGCTTGGGCTTCCATGAAGAGGCCGTCTACCTTATATAATTCTGTACTACCAACCTTAAATGTAATATCTTTAATAATTGTATTACCTATATTAGCATAAACAAGTGAACCAGACTGTAATCCTATAATCTTGTTCTCTAAAAAAAGATCGGTAATAAGGTCGAATGATCCGTAGCTTATCTTCCATGTTTTTTTAGGATTCTTATCTGACGGAAAAATTGTATATTTATTATATACATGAATACCTTTAGAGAACGGCGTATGTCTTCGCATCACAGATTTGAAGTAGGTTATTTGCGGATTTCCCGTCAAACGTTCATCCATATCACTCGTCCTATTAATTTGTGGCATACTCTATATATAATTTATATAAATTAAAATATATAAAATACCATATTCAAAACCACAAAAAAAACATAAAATTAAAAAATAAATTAATTATATATATTCTAGTTCAATTTTTCCATCAGTTATTTTTAATATATTATACGTTTTTATATATAATATAAAATCCAAATCGATATTAGTATTATCATTATTTTCTATGATAATAGAAATTTGATTTTTATTAGAATTCACTGAACCAGTTGGTGAATCATCTTTTTTATCATCTAGTCCAAAATTATATAGTGCTATACTATCATTTGATATAACAATAGGATATCCGGTAAATGATGTGAGGCCACGACCGCCGCCTTTAAGATTAAATTTTTTTATATTATGTCTGGTCCAATAATGATAACTTTTATTTGTATTACATAATAATATATTATTGATGGATATATTATATTTATAATTTTTTTTTATGGTATTTTCCCATATCATAGATTTAATATTTCCATATATTTTTGGAATTCTATATTCATTAATACCTCTAGTTACAGCTTGTAAAGTATGTTCATATACCTTTTGTATAATATATTCGTTCTTAGATGATTTAAATCTCATCTGTTCTTCTTCTCCAATTAATATATAATTAACAATAAAATTGTATTTTGGAGTAGTAGCTGAATTTAGTAAATATTCATTTATATTAAAAACTACTTTTATGGGATTATTTAAATGGAACAAGAAATATGGTAATGATAATGCTGTATTTGTGAAAAAAGAGAAAGGAATAGGTAAACAAACGGAAATCACCGTCGAAGCATTTGCAGTCTTGTCTGTAGTATTAATATTATTTGGATTAAAACAACCACCAGATAATGTCAAGTTATGAAACATATTGCCTGTATTACATACTATATTTGCATCATCCTTCTCATAAAAAGTACTTAATGATCCAATATTATTTAATTGATAATACATTTCTATATATGATCCACTCAATTTTTCAATTTTTTTATTAGATGTCATCAAAGTAATATCTTTCAATAAACTTGTACCTATATTAGAGGGTATGCTATTATTAATTTTAATATTATTCATTTCAAGATCAATACTTTTTATTAAATCACCATTGATATTTATATTATTATGCATATCACCAGATTTTAATCCTAACATATTATTCCTAATAATACTAAAGTTAGTATGTCTGCGAAAAACTTTAGAAAAAAACGATATCTCAGGATTCCCCGATAAAGGAATATCTGTAATATCTTTATTATAATTATTTATTAACTTCATTATATATATATATATTAAAATTATATTTAATATATCGAATAAACAAATATTATAATAAAGATATTACATATAAGCAAGATTACATCTACCTCCCATAATTCTTAATATATTATAATTAATAGCGAAAACATTTAAGGGGACTGGATTAGCATTTGATGGTCTTTGTCCTTTGTATCGATGAAGCTGGACACGGTCAATATTAGAAAAATTACATGTACCAGATGGTTGATGTTCTTCGGGTTTGAGAGCGAAAGAGTAAACAGCAATACTATCAGGTGCTGATACTGATCCATATCCAGTATGATACGCATGTACGTTGTCTCGTGTATAATGTTGCAACGGTAGTGTTGAAGTGCGACTTATATCATTTATTGATATTTGCCAGTTGCAGTCATCCAACGACCTAGCAGTCGAGGGTCCAAGAAGACCAACTACAAATTTTCCATTACTACTGAATACATTATCTGCCCCTGTTGAGTAGTGACCCTCGGATGAACCACGGGAGTTCACGGAAGCCGTATTACCAAAACCTAAAGTATAACTAGAACTTAATATAGTGCCACCGGCAATATTATCAGATATTCCTGGTTGAAAGTATGTACCAGAGGGATGAGCATAAAAACCATTATTTAAGTTTCTATTTGTCACGCTTTTTACCCCTCCATCAGCATATTTTATATGTCCTTTTTTATAAGGTTTACCACACCATATAAGTTCCTTCACAGGATGATTAAAAGTAGATAAATCTATATCTAATTCACCGTTGTCAAATGATGTATGTTGTATTTGTTCAATTAAATATTCATGTGAGATTTCAGAAAACCGTCTTCTTTCATCTGTATCTAAATAAATATATTGTATTTTTATATCTATATCAAAACCCATTCTATGATTATTATATGCTTGTTTTAATGGGTACAAATATTCGGTAGAAAACGCATTAAATACATTTTGATTATTAGATATGGTCCCATTATATGCTATATAAGGACCTGTTGCCCAACCCTTGGTCGGATCATACGTTGTTTCTGTCCAATTTGCATCACTATTTTCACTAAAATGTATATCTAAATTTACTTCACTATGCTGTAAAGCTATTAACGGAATTGATAACCCAGGATCTTTAGAGAACCAAAATGGAATCTCAAGAGTACATAATCCTAATATAGAACCGGTTATTAGTGATTTTTTAATATTTGGTAAACTTGCAAGCATACCGGAGGCGGACAAAAAATGATCTACAGTACCTTGTGTGTTACCGCCGGTAGTAGATGCGCTAAGCGTTGCAGAGGTAATATGAAAATCACTACATGAGGCATTCTGGGCGCCGCTGCCGTTCGCATGAAGGCTCGGTGCCATATCAATGGATATTCCTGGAGTATCATTATATATTATGTCAAAGTGTGGTGCTATAAGTTGTTCTTGTACTCCCGATTGTATTTCTTGTAAAAACGTTGGCTCACAGTATACACCACCACTACGACTAGATTTTTGAAATTTAGTAGAAGGATAACTAATACCTGTCCCTAATATATTAGTTAACTTATTTAACCTATTATCAAAATAAGACTTAGACGAACCAGATGCAGATGATTTATAGGCCGTCGCTGCAACAATGTCTGAATTGCTAGCTAAATGTGAGATAGAGATATCATCTATATGTGTTATATTACAAATAGTGCCATTTGGATTAGGTTTTGTTAATTCCATCCATGCTTCTATAAAATCTCCGCGTTGCTTGTCAATCAAATTACCACCTATAGATAATTCTATATGTTTTATTAATGCAGTAGTAGGGTTGGCTAATCCATGTCCTGCATAAATATTATTAGCCTTGTATACTAAAGAAACTTTATGAATTAAATCGCCAAAATGTTTTATTGTAACAGTTGAGTGTGTTCCAAATCCAGGTGTTTTTATTGTGTCTAATATTATATCATCCATAGAGAAGTTAGTATGCCTTCTATAAACGACTTTAAAAAAAGTAATTTGTGGATTACCTGTAAGATATATATCTTGTGATCCTCTTGATACTAATTGCAGTGTAGCTCCAGGCATTATATATATATATATATATATATATATTAATTTTTATCATAATTTAACTTATAATTATAGGAGAT